GGAATATATAACTATCATCCTAAAGTAGATAACCCAAATAAAATATTTTATCAAATGGAATCTGGAGAATTTCAAAAACCTTTTTATTTTGGTGGGTCTCAAGTTCCTATTAATTTAGGGACTATTAAAGGTTCAGGTTTCAGAGATATGTATAAACCATCATCTAATGATCTTAAATTTATACATATGAAAGGTCATGGTTTAGGATTAGGATTAAAAACAACTCATAGAAAGAATGATAATATTAGACGACCAAAATTACTATTTATGAAATAAACATTTAAAAACATATCATGTTATATAAATAATGTTCGTAATAGTAATGAATTCCACAAATATTGTTCAAGATGGATTGAACAATAAACTTGTTTATAAATTTCCTAACTCAGTCGTATTAAAAGACAAATATATTGCTGTAAGTAGTATTAGTATGTATTATTCATGGTTTAATATAACCGCGTCTATTGGTAATAATACATTTACATTTACTTGGACGGCTGGGGCTGTGTCTACAACTTATACAATTACAATTCCAGATGGTTTATGGGATGTACAAGCATTGAATAACTATATTCAATATTATTGTATTCAAAAAAGTTTATATTGGACAGTAGGAGGTCTTAACTATTATCCTTTTGAATTAGTTATTAATTTAAATAGATATGCTGTACAATTAAATACATATTACATCCCTACATCACTTCCATCTGGTGCATCAATTCCGTCTGGATTTCCTGGATGGCCTACCACGGCACAAAACTCAGTTATTACTTTTCCATCATCTTTTAATACTATTGTTGGTTATACTGCTGGATTTTCAAGTGCTGCTAATGTTGGAGGTGCTACAACATTCGGTACTGCTTCATCATCAACTAACTATGCATCAAAAGATTCGGCAAATACTATTTCTTACCTATCAAACACTTCTCCAAATGTTCAACCAAATAGTAGTTTATTATTTGTAATGTCTAATATTAATAACCCATATACTCAACCAAGTGGTATTATTTATAGTTTGAATAGTAATGTTGGAGTAGGTGAACTTATTTCTGAAAAACCACCAAATTTTATGTGGAATAAAATGATTGATGGTACATACAATGAATTGAGATTAACATTCCTAACACCTACTTTACAACCAATATTTATTAATGATCCAAATATGACTATTTTATTGACTATCAGAGATAAAGATGAAGGTTTTCTTGGAACAAAGTAAACATATTACCGACTAAAACATATTACCGACTAAGGTTCTAAAAGATTTAAAGATTCAATAACATATATATATTATTATGGACGAACAATATATTAATAGACTTATTAATGATATCCAAACTGAAAGAACCAAATTATTCAATGATTTAAAAAACGATACAGATCTTCAAAAGTCTAGTATTTTAAATCAAAAACTATCATCATTAGACACGATGTTAAAATCAGTTTTTAAACTCAGAAATTTAAACATTAAAGAAAAATTAAAATTTACGTTGTAAAATACAAAACAATTAAAGACATATTAACTATATGTGATTAATGGTAAACAAATCAACAACGTTAGTTAAACTTCCGCATCATAATTCATCTACATTAGGTTCTAGTATTGGGTGTGGATCTAGGAGTATGAGTTTTATCAAAGGTTCTGGAATGGGATCTGTTTTATTAAGACCTGGTGGTGGTGGATCGGCATCTTCCTATATGGATATGGATGATTATATCGCTACAACTGGTATTAATCCTTACACTCGGGCTGGTGTAGTACAAGGAAAAGGACTTGCTGATAGTATTGCATCTAAATTATCTAAACTAAATATTGCACCACCAATGAGTGGACCTAAAAAGAAAAACATTGTTATGTGTATGTAATTAATTTATAAAAGACTTAAAGATAAATGATCTTTAATGATAATGTGTGATAAACTAGTATTTGATCTATCCCAAGAAGTTGAGGGATCTCCTAATGTTTTCGTTCGTAAAGATTGGATTAACATTTTAGATAACCAAAACCAAAACTATAGTAATAATCAATCAATTATTGATACGAGTCAGCTCAGCAACTCAAACAAGTATATGTCGTACAGAGAGGGGTATCTAGCCGTCCCAATGCTTTTAACTATGGGTACTCCATTAGGAACAAACTATGTATCTTTCCAAACCGGAACAGGAGTACTTCCTGCTGCAACCCCAGCATTTAATAACTTTGCAAGTGCTGGTGGTAGTGATTATGTCCTTGGACTAAAAAATTGGTTTGGTACAATCATTCATAGTTTAACGTTGGATTACAACGGCACAACTATTGTACAGCAAACTCCTTACGCCAATATGTGGAATTCATTCAAACTGATGACAAGTCTTTCATACCAAGATGTTTTAAGTCAGGGAGATACAATTGGATTTTATAATGATGAATCAACATCATTTTCTTTCTACCCAACTGGAGTAGGTGGAGATGTAAATACTGTTGCGACAGCAGGTACTGATTTTGTACTTAACGGAGGTACTTGTAATAATAGTAATTATCTTGCATCTCCTGTTGTAAGTGGTTTTAATAACTCTTTCCAATCTGGACAAGGCAATCCTGGACTATTAAATCGTCAGCAATTAATTAACTTCAACGGTGCTGGTCTTGCTGGTCCTGCTGTTGCAAGTTTTGGTGCTGGAATTACTACATCAACATACACTAGTCTTTTACAAACAAATGCATTAACTACTTTATGGAAAAACTATGTAATTACTCGTACATCTGGACAACTTACTACTACTGTGGCAAATGCAATTTCCGTGACAACTGCACCAATTTTACAAATCAATTTAATGGCTATTATTAAACTTAAACACATTCATAGTTTCTTTAATATGTGTCCTCTTCTTAAAGGTGTGTTTATGAAATTAACTCTCAACTTAAATAATACAACTACAACCATTATTAATACCTATTCGGGTACTGGTGCTGGTGCTCTTTCCTATTCTGGTATGTATATTTCAACCGTATCTAATGCTGTTGGTGGTGTCAACCCGTTAATGATTGCTTCTCCATCGACATCTAACGGTTCTATTACTGCATTTGGTACAACTGGAACTATTACTACTACTACAAGTGGAGGTACTGTTCGTATTACTACTCTGGTTAATCTTGCGGTTGGTGCTAAATGCTTAGATTCTAACCTTGCGGGTATTTCTGGATATACTACTGGTGCTCTTGCTCAATCTATTTATTTATATGTACCTGCATACACATTTAATCCAGTATTTGAACAAGCATATCTATCAACTCCTGTAAAACAAATTAAATACACTGATATTTATCAATATCAAATTACCAATATCGCCTCTAACGGTTTAATTAATAACTTAATTACAAACGGTATTGCTAACATTAAAAGTATTTTAGTTTTACCATTTTATTCTCCTCTGGCTGGTACTGCTGTGACAAATGCTAAATCAGGAATTTTATTCAATCCTAATACTTGTATTGCAACAGGTATGCCAGTTTATCAGAGTCCATTCGATCCTGCTGGATCTGGATGCACTTCTCCATTATGCCATCTTACAAACTTCAATGTTCAAATTTCTGGTCAGAACGCAATCTACAACTTACAGAAATACAACTTTGAACAATTTAATGATCAACTTTATGGTCAGAATGCTGTTAATGGTGGTCTTACTGATGGTCTTACATCTGGTCTTGTTGGTCGTCAAGACTTTGATATGGAATACTGTTATTACTACGTTAATGTTGAACGCATGCTTCCAGTTGAACAATCTGTTCCTAAATCTGTACAAATTATTGGACAGAATATGTCTTCTAAGGCTTGCGATTACTGGGTGTTCGTTGAATATGGCGTTGAGATCTCTATCGATGCATTGACTGGCGCAAGGGTGTAAAAAAATAAATAAAAAAGGTTTAATAATTAATAATTATGGTTATTAAACCAGAATTAATAATTAGATAATGCAAAATGATTTAAACACATGATTGATTTAATTGTTAATGCATACTTTACAAATAGACGCAAGCCCATCACAAATTAGGCGATTACATAAAGGTCATAGAGTTCGTGTAAAAAAAGGAACTGGATTTGAATTATTAGTCCATCCACAAACATATAATATTGTTTCAAGATGTTTTAGTAAAGGAAAGGGTTCTGAAATACAACTATCACCTGAAGAAATTCAAATGAATCAAAGTATCAGTAGGGCTGTAAGTCCTGAAGCACATAATCCACCATTACAACCAAAAGGATCTGGACTTGCAGATGTTATGTCTCATGTCAAACTTGCTGATTTATTGAATGAACATTTAGGATCTAATTACGGCTATCTTGCTCGTGCTGGATTAGATAATGCTCTTTCAGGAATGAAAAGTTCGGCATTAAGTAAAATGGGTATTGATGCTAGATATGCACGTGCTCCAACTATTCAAGTACCTTTAGGTTTAGATGGTCCTCCATCACGTATGGTTGGAGGACAACTAGAAAAAGGATCTATTGGTCGTAATGGTGGTATGTTATCAACATATACTCCTCCAGCATTAGTATCACAACCATTTAGTGCAAATTTCCAATTCCAACACTTTCTTCCACCACAATACCAACACTTTAATACCGGTGGACATTCTGACGTAATGGGTAATGGGTTATCTTTATAATAACTCATATAAAGGTTAAATAATATATATTATTAATATGTCCTTAACTGATACACAACTTACAGACCTAGCGAAACGTATGAGAATTCCTCTTGCTGGTATAGTTTTTAAAGATGAACTAAAATCACCTCTTGAATATAATAAAGCATATATCGTTAACTTACAAGATAGTACTGATGATGAAGGAAATGATAACGATGGAACACATTGGACTTTTTTACAACTTGTAAAATATCCAAATGGTAAAATTGAAAAAATATTCTTTGATCCTTATGGTGCTCCTCCAAGTTCTAATATTAAAAAGGTAGTTGAAGAAACTACAAAATCTCCAGGATTACCTTTTACTGAAAAAGATGTTCAAAGTTTAATGAATAATGCTTGTGGATGGTATTGTCTAGCCTTAGGTCATTTCATTAATGCATCACATTTTAGAACTGGAAGTTTATACGACGATGTATCATGTTTTATGGATCTTTTTGATGATCTTAATAAATCTGTTGATTTTAAAAAGAATGAATATATTCTAAAACATTTTTTCAGATCAGAAGATCCATCACTTCGTAAAGAAATAGATGTTATATCTAGTGAAGATGAAAAGGGTGGTATTGATGCATTTAAAAACGATCCTAACATGATTAAAATACCTGTAGAAACTAAAATGATGTCATAACAGATATAAAGGAATAATTCTATTATATATATAATGAGTGAAGAAACAACTACCCAAATTAAATATAGTTCATACACCCCAGCACAGAAACGGGCGTCTCAATTATATCGCCAAAAAAATA